TTTCTCCTCGCCATTGTCAACAATGGCGGGCCAATATCTTTACCAGATATCAACAAGGCGACGGATTATCCGTCGCACCATTATGTAGGTTCCTTTTAAAGGAACCTATCACTCGGGGCCCCTGGGGTCCCGAGAAGAGGGAATCTATGGATCCCCTCTACTTTAGGTTGAAGTACCTAAAGAGCCCCTGGAAAAGTCCAGAGGTACGGGCCTCTATCCTTAAGGATGGAGGTCCCTGGGCAGAAGAAGATGCCCAGGGCCGTGGGGAGCTAGCTGTCCACGAAGTATTGAATGTGTTTGCATCAATACCTTCCAGGTTTATAACCAGGAAGTCAAGCTCAAAATGGAAATTTATGAGCAATAGAAACCGTTATCGGGTTCTATGGAACCACACTATGTGGTTCCGATTCATCTCGTCTAAAGCGAGAGGAATGGTGGTCCATATGTCCACCAAGGACCTAGGAAGACTCCTAGATCCAATAGACGCCAATATAGCGTCTTTTTGGTTTTCCGGATTGGATTACCTCGAAATACTAAAGTACTTCGTTCGGCCAGCAATTCACGCTGGCCTCGGCCACAGATCAATCTGTGGGTTCTGGATTCCTTTAAGGAATGCAAAGAAAGACCTTAGGAAAATCCTATTGTCTGAGCATCCAAGACTAAGTCTTGATGATTTGAAGACAGGGAACCATCCCTGGCTTGTCCGGACATTAGTGTCCCGGACCATGGCTTCCTTCAGTGCGAAGGAAGCAGTGAGCATCGAACTACTTCGATGCGTCTACGGGCTTACAGAAGCACGTAATTCTCCGGTGGCTAGCCACTGGCAACAGAACAAGGCGTTAGCCAAGTTCATAGACCTGGTGTCAACACCAGGCCCACGACCCAAGTTACCTGGGGTCGATCGTGAAGATTTCTATCTTCATGTTTCATCGAGAACGATGGACGCCCATGTCAGTTTGGCAGGGGCGGGCTGCGTGGAATATCCACGGAGCGTGGGCGGCCGAGCCGCTCACTTCTTTTCCTGGCTTAAGAGCCAAGATATAAGTCTTCCAAGTTGCTTGGAGGACTCGACGACATCAGAGATGTGGTCGACCGACGTAGCGCAACGCTATGTCGACTTCTGCTTCAGACATATGTCTGAGGCAGTGCGAATAGGTGAGCCTATTCGTATGCGCATCCACACTGTGGCTGAGCTCGGTAAGGCACGCGTCATTACCGTCCTGCCCGGCTATGCCGTGCAGGGTCTCATTGCTCTTCAGAAAGCAATGATCGGCTATCTCGAAGGGATACCCGAGGTCACGGACGGAGTATTCTTCCGTGACGATGCATACAGAGCATATGCATCAGTCCCCCCTAATACGGAGGGATTCATCCTCAGCGATTTGTCTGAGGCGACCGATCACCCTTCAAGGGAGATCATACCTATGGTCTTAGACCTGGTAGTGAGATTCGCTAAGCGGGTCTCGGATAGGGGCTGGGCCCCTATTATCGATGATGAAATCATCGAAAAAATAGAAGTTGCTAAGCAATTTCTATCACTTGAACGAATAATTCGTTCAAAGTCGGGGAACATAACTGTTCGCCGTGGGGCTCTCATGGGAGATCCCTTAACGAAGGTAGTACTTACCTTCGCCGTCTACATCATTGTGAAGGAGACGTTTCCTAACGCTTGGTTTAGGATAAAAGGTGATGACTTGGTCATCGCCTGCCCCAGGTCCGAGAGGAAACTTGGGCTTCATAGACTCCAAGAGTCAATGGAATCAGCTGGCTTTAAGCTATCTGAGGTGGACACATTTTGGTCCAGCGTCGCATTCTACTGCGAAGGGATCTTTAAAGTTCCCCGTAAAACTCGTAACTCTGAGTTACGAGCCAGACAAAATATGAAAGATTATTTTGTCGTTGACCCACCTAAAGGTAGGTTAATGGTCCCGTTTTTCAAAACGAGACCGGGTGAGGACAAAGACTCCCGCACCCTGCCCGAAACTAAGTTAGGGCAGCTGGCAAAACAGTGCCAGTGGTTCATTCGGGGTAGCCCCGAATGGAAGCTGCACGCAAGTGCAGCGCTCACTTCAATGAAATCATTGAGGTTAGATCAGGATATTCTATTGAATGTCCCACAGTCCCATGCCGGCATGGGACTCGACCCGAAGATATTTGGGTTGAGGT